AGAACATTTTGTTCACTATGGTTATATTCCAGGATTTGGCTTTTATTGCTTTGGTCTGATACACCTAATTGGTGGATTTTCAAAATCAGGCACAATGCTGTTAAGACAGTTAGTAGACGCAGGTACATTATCAAATCTCCCAGGTGGTTTTAAAGCAAGAGGCTTACGTATCAAAGGTGATGATACACCAATCGGTCCAGCAGAATGGCGTGATGTAGATGCACCGTCTGGAACCATACGAGATAACCTAATGCCATTACCTTACAAAGAGCCTAGCCAAGTGCTTGCTGCTTTGATGGATAAAATTATTGACGAAGGTAGACGTTTTGCTTCTGCTGCAGATATGAAAGTATCTGACATGTCGTCTAACTCTCCAGTAGGTTCTACACTTGCAATACTAGAACGAACACTCAAAGTAATGTCAGCTGTTAATGCTCGTATATATTATGCAATGAAAAAAGAGTTTGGTCTACTTAAAACTTTAATAAAAGATTATACCGACCCTAATTATGTATATGACCCATCAACTGGAACACCAGGGGCTAAACAAGAAGACTACGATAAAGTAAATGTTATACCTGTAGCTGACCCTAATGCTGCAACTATGGCACAAAAAGTTGTTCAGTACCAAGCATTTATGCAAATGGCACAACAAAACCCAACTATATATGATTTAAAAGAACTTAATCGTCAGATGTTAACTGTATTAGGTGTTAAGAATATTAATAAGTTAATTAAAGATGAAGATGATGCTAAACGTCTTGACCCTGTATCTGAAAATATGAATATATTAAATGGCACTCCTGTGAAAGCATTTATAGAACAAGACCACGAAGCTCATATCGAAGTGCATTTAGCATTTATGAATGACCCCTTAGTGAGAAAAATGGTAGGTCAAAGTGTAAAAGCTACTGCTATTCAAAACGCAATAGAAGCTCACATAGCAGAACATATGGCATTCTTATATAGATTAAAAATAGAAGAACAACTAGGAGTACCACTTCCACCTCCTGGTGAAACTCTACCTGAAGATATTGAGACTGAAATAGCTAGACTATCAGCAGCAGGAGCAGAAAAACTTTTACAGAAAAATATAGCTGAGGCTCAAAAAGAAAAACAACAGCAACAAGCTCAAGACCCTATTATTCAAATGCAACAAGCTGAACTAGAATTGAAGAAAATGGAAGCTCAAGCTAAAGCTAAGAAAACTGAAGCTGAAATCACAGGTATGCACGCAAATAGTTTATTAGCAGAAGCTAAATTAAAATTTGAACAAGAAAAATTAGTATCAGATTATCAAAGAGATATTGCATTAGCACAAGCTAAACACGACGCAGATGCTGCATTGCAAGGAGCTCAGATTGGAGCTAAAGCAGAGATGGAACAGAAACAAATAGATTTAAAAGAAGTATTAGAAGGCGCTAAATTAGGAGCTGAACAAGCTAAAGCTCAAGCTGATATGATGCAGCGCCAAGAAGAATCTAGGATGCGTGATGAGACTGCTGCTCATGAGCAGAAGTTAAAAGACAAAACCGAGATAGAAGAAACTAAAGATGAGGATAACACTAACTAAAAAAAAGGATTAACATGGCAGAGAAAGAAACGCTTATGCTTTTATCAAGCCAGATAAAAGAAAGACGCAACGAAGTAACGGAAGACATGGCTAGAGGGGGTGCAGACCTTGGAGGTTATCAACATGCATGTGGACAGGTTAGAGGATTTGATACAGTTCAAATGATGATTGCTGATATGCTGGTAGTGCACAAAAAAGAAGAAGAAGACTTTGAAAGTAGCCCTACAGATAATATAGTTACTATAGATAAAGGGGATAAGAAATGAGTATAGACCCTAATATCGAAAGCGATTATATTTTAGCTACACCAGATAAAACTATAGTAAACGCTGGTGGCAAGCCAATTAAAAAACCCAAAAACACAACTACCACTAATGGTAAAAAAGTAAGTGAGGATGAAGCATTAGCTAAACTTACTACACAACTACCTGATGTTAAAGGCTATCGTATTTTATGTATGGTGCCTGAAGCAGATGAAAAGTATGAAAGTGGTCTTATTAAATCAGATTCTGTAAAGCAAATACAAGAGCATTCAACAGTGGTCTTATTTGTTATGCAGCTAGGAGATTTAGCTTATCAAGATGAAGCTAGATTTCCGACAGGAGCATGGTGTAAAGAAGGAGACTTCGTTATTACTCGTGCTTATGCAGGCACTAGAATTAAAATTCACGGAAAAGAATTCCGCATTATTAACGACGACACGGTTGAAGCTGTAGTGGATGACCCACGTGGCTACGAGCGCGCATAGGAGAATAGCATGGCAGAAATAATTAATGAAATGCCCGACGAAGTAGAAGGTGAAGAACTTGAGGTAGATTTAAATAAAAAAGAATCTAAACCTGAAAAGTCTACTGCAGATGTAGAGCGAGTAGAACAACCTAAAAAAGCAGACGCGGAGTTAGAAATTGAAGAAGAAGATGATACTCCACCTGAAGATAGAGGCAAAGAACCACTACCTGAAGATATTGTAAAAGAGGTAGAGGAAGATACTCTTGAAGGATACTCTGACCGAGTTAAACAAAGATTTGCTCAACTTAAAAAAATGCAACACGACGAAAGGCGTGAAAAAGAAAGAGCTCAAAGAGAAAAAGATGAAGCTATTGCTTATGCTCAAAAAGTAGCGGAACAAAATAAAAAATTACAATCTACTCTAAGTACTGGAGAAGAAGATTATATTAAAACAGTCCTATCGTCTGCTGAAGCAGAGGTTAATTTAGCTAAGCGAGAATATAGAGAAGCTTATGAAAGTGGAGAGACTGATGCCATAGTTGAAGCGCAAGCTAAAATGAATGAAGCTCAGATGAAATTATCACAAGCTAAAGGACTCAAACCTCAATATACTCCTTCACAAACAGAACAAAATAGTGTAGAGTCTAATCAACAACAGGTACGTTCTACAATGCCTAAACCAGATGCTAAAGCTCAAGCTTGGCAAGAACAAAATACTTGGTTTGGTAAAGATGAAGAAATGACTTCATTAGCTTTAGGACTACATGAAAAATTAGTTAGAAATGGAATTGACCCCACTTCTGACGCATACTACCGTCGTATAGATGAAACGATGCAGAAACGATTCCCTGAGAACTTTGGGGATAATTCGTTGGAATCGGATAAACCCGCCCAACGCAAACCTTCTAATGTAGTTGCACCGGCAACGCGAAGTACTGCGCCAAAGAAAGTACGCCTAAGTAAGACACAAGTTGCTTTTGCTAAAAAGCTTAAGTTAACACCGGAGCAATATGCACGAGAAATGATTAAATTGGAGAACGCAAATGGATAAGGTAAAAAGAGAATCAAGAGAAACAGAAGTAAGACAAGACGAAGCGAAAAAATGGCAACCTGCCTCACTTCTTCCGGAGTTCAAACAACAACCGGGATGGGCGTATCGTTGGATAAGAGTTTCTTTACTTAATGAACCTGATAACATGAACGTCTCTTCAAAAATGCGTGAAGGCTGGGAACCGGTGAAGCATTCGGAACACCCAGAAGTCATAATACAGGCAGACCCCAATAGCCAATTTAAAGAAGGCATAGAAATTGGAGGTCTATTACTTTGTAAAGCTCCTCAAGAAATGATGGACCAAAGAGCAGCACATATTAATGAAAAAACCCGTGCTCAGACTGAAGCAGTAGATGCGTCATACATGAATCAAAACGACCCACGTATGCCTAAATTTGCTGAAGGTCAAGAAAATGGTCGAAGTTTTGGAAAGGGGAAAAAATAAATAGGAGAAACAATCATGGCAACTACAGCTACGCCCTATGGGCTTAAAGCAGTAAACCATATAGGCGGTACTCCGTACGCGGGTTCTACACGTCTATTACCGATTGCTTCTGGATTTGGAACTAACATATATAATGGCTCTATTGTTAAAATAGCAGCCGCCGGAACTATTGAAGTTGTTACAGTGACAGGTAATGGAGGTGGCGGAGCAGCCGCATCATTCCCAGCTGGTACAATTGGTGTTTTTGTAGGTTGTACTTACACAGACCCTAGTCTCGGTACAGTAGTATTTAGGCAAAGTTTCCCAACAGGAACAGTTGCTGACGATATTCAAGCATATGTTATTGACGACCCAGATGTAGTCTTTCAAGCACAAGCGGACGGCTCAGTGACACAAGCTGACTTAGGTCAGAACACTCACTTAGCGGCAGCGCAGTCTACAACTACAGGCGACACTACTACAGGTAATTCTAATTCTGCAGTGACCGCCACAACAGCTACGACAAACACTTTTGCTTTCCGTATTGTTGATTTTGTAGATGGTCCAAAATCCACTGTAGGTGATGCATTTACCGACTTATTGATTAAATTCAATCCAGGTATGCACTCTTACACTAACGCAACTGGAATCTAATTAAGGAGAATATGATATGGCGATTTCAAGAGCCCAGCTCCTTAAGGAGCTATTACCAGGACTTAATGCTTTATTCGGTTTAGAATATGAGCGTTATGGAGAAGAACATAAAGAGATTTACGAAACTGAATCTTCAGACCGTTCTTTTGAAGAAGAAACAAAACTAGCTGGTTTTGCAGCCGCACCTCTGAAAAATGAGGGAGCAGCTATTGCGTATGATAACGCACAAGAAGCTTTTACAGCTAGATATAACCACGTAACAATTGCTTTAGGATTCAGTTTAACTGAAGAAGCGGTTGAAGATAATCTATATGATAGTCTTTCAGCTCGTTATACTAAAGCTCTTGCTCGTTCAATGGCAAATACTAAGCAAGTTCGTGCAGCTAATGTTTTAAACAATGGCTTCAACGGTGCTTTCTTAGGTGGTGACGCACGTTCACTATTTGGTACAGCCGCTGGCGGTGCAGTTACTAACCACCCATTAGTTTCAGGTGGTACAAACAGTAACGTACAGGCAGTTGCAACAGACCTTAACGAAACAGCATTAGAAAACGCAGTGATTCAAATCGCAGCGTGGACCGATGAAAGAGGGTTATTAATTGCCGCTAAACCTCGTAAGTTGGTAATTCCACCAGCGTTACAATTCGTTGCTACTCGTTTATTAGATACTCAACAGCGTGTTGGTACAGCTGATAACGACCTTAACGCATTGAGAAACAATGGTTCAATTCCAGAAGGTTACACAATTAATCACTACTTAACAGACGGTGATGCATATTTCTTAACAACCGACGTTCCTAACGGTATGAAGCATTTCGAAAGAACTGCATTAACTACTTCTATGGACGGTGATTTCGACACAGGTAATGTTAGATACAAAGCCCGTGAAAGATATTCATTTGGTTGGTCAGACCCTCTCGGTATGTGGGGTTCACCAGGTGCTTAATTAAAGCACTCCTCCTGAAAACCCGGCTCCTCTCTGTCGGGTTTTCTTTTATATAAGGTATAATATAAATAAATGATTAAGTGGATATTACTACTAAGTTTCTTTTTATCAGGGTGTACATATTTTATACACAATGAGTCCTATCAATTTATAGATAGAAGTAAAAATATGTACGATATAGGAACACTATTTAATGATAAAAAATCTAGTACAGAAATATTAGTAGACGTATTTAAAGAAAAACCAACAAGAGTAACAGGGTTTAGTTGTGGTAATAAATTATATTCTGATTATCCATGTATGGAAGCTCTAGGTTGTATAATAATCGAGGAAAAAAATGCAATATTTGATTGATATGTTTGGAGTTAGCGTTGTATGTATGGTTGCGTCTGTATTAGGAGGTTTCTGTAATTACAATGTTAAAAAAGCCAAAGGCAAAGTGCCTCGTGGCGGGCATATTAATTGGCTTGTAGAGCGTAAACGTGCTCGTATAGAATTTATGTTATCTGTATTTATTGCAGCTATATCAGCTGAGTTCTTTGTACCCCCTATTGTTAATCAATTTGGTCTTCATATAACATTTTCTCCAGCCATAGCTTTCTTTATTGGATATAGTGGTATGAGACTTATACCTATGATGGAACGCAAAGTATCGCAAGCACTTGATAAGTTGGGATAAACTCATGAATTTACTTAGTGCACAAATGTAACTAAAATATATAATATTTGTATCAGCAGTGCTGAAATCTAATATAAAGGAGAAATACTATGGCTTGGACTAAACCATCAGCAACTGAAATGCGTTTCGGTTTTGAAGTAACAATGTACGTAATGAACAAGTAATTGTTTAGTTTTAACTAAGGGACTTCGGTCCCTTTTTTATTGTACAAAAACAGTAAATAGAGTATTATTAGTTATCTGGGAACAACCAGCTTATCAGACTGCCCCAGCAGACGCATACACGACGGATAAGCTTAACTTTGTATGGAGAATTTAAAATGTCAAGAACAACCTTTTCAGGTCCCGTTGCCTCAACTAACGGATTTGTGCCTTCAGGACCTTCAACAGCGGTCAATGCTACAGCAACTATTACAGCACAGAATCTTCAAGTAGGATATATTACTTCTACTTCAGGAGCTGCAACAACTATCACTCTACCTATTACTACTACAGCCGGTGCGGTTACAGGAGTCTCTCAGCAAATGCTTGCGGTAAGGGGACAACAATTTTCTTTTATAGTAGATAACACAGGCGGTGCTAACAATGTAACAATCGCTTTAGGTACTGGCGGGTCATTATCTGATGCCGCTACTATTGCTGCTTCTGCAGTTGCTTTTGGTAGATTAGTAGTTGCTTCTGGTGCTACTGGTATGGCTCAATTTACTATGATGTTTACTGGTGGTGATGGAGTATCTCCTGGTTCAGCTACAGGTTACACACTTACACGTACAGCTTAATAGGAGAATAGACAATGGCTATAACAACAGATATATGGGCCGTCACTCCTAGCTTTTCAGCTACGTTATTCCGAGCCGCTGGTGCTATTGGTGGTGCAGGAGATATAACACTACTCACTAATCAGCCTCTAGATAATGGGGCTGGTTATAAGATTCTATTTACTTGTGCAGGAGACGCAACTGCCGCTACATTTACTATTACTGGATATGTGGCTGGGGATTTATCTCAGTCTGTAACTACTGAAACTGTAGCTGGTGTTAATGCTGACACCGCAACTTCCGTAAACTATTACTCTAAAATTACTAGCATCTCATCAGATGCAGCGGTAGCATCCAATGTAAGTATTGGTAATGCTATTGCTGATGGCATGGCTCTACCTAGAGCTAGACTAAAAGGATTTTATTTTGTAGGTTCTGCAGGAGCAGGTAGTGTCACATTAACCTTAGATGGTAATGCGGCATCAGATAGAGTTTTATTAAGTATAGCTACTCCAGCTAACGTAGAGTCACAACAGATGGCTTTACCAGGCGATGGAATTTTAATTAACGGAAATGAGCCACAGACAACGTTTGGAGTAATAACTCAAACAACAGCCGTGACATCATTAACGGTATTCTGTGGATAAGCTATGGAAGAAGAGCCCAAACCAATCAGCAATGAGGAACGCCTTGAGCAATTGAGGCGTTGGTTTGAATCACTAGGAGATTGTGTGTAAATGGCAACAACTAGAAAAAAAGGAATGGGAATTAAGACTTCGGTTAAGTCTGGTAATTTTAGAAAGACTAAATCTGGAGCGGGGATGACAAAGAAAGGTGTAAAAGCCTATCGAGCTGCAAACCCAGGTTCTAAACTTAAAACAGCGGTAACGGGAAAAGTTAAGAAAGGTTCTAAAGATGCAAAACGACGTAAGTCATTTTGTGCAAGGTCTGCAGGACAAATGAAACAATTTCCAAAAGCTGCTAAAAATCCTAATTCTAGATTGCGACAAGCACGCAGAAGATGGAAATGTTAAAAATGGATGAATCAACGAAACACTTATTAGACGCTACGTCTATCTTTACTGCTGTAGGCACTATGCTCTCATGGCTCCCTCATTTAGCTTCGCTTTTTACAATTGTATGGTTAGGTATTAGAATATATGAAACTAAAACTGTACAAAAGTTAGTAAAAGGAAAACCTAAAGTTGCAAAGGTAGAACCAAGAAAACCTCAAGCATCAAGCAATAGGGTAAAGAAGTAGATGCCGACAGTAAGTAAAAAGCAAGAAAAGTTTATGCAGGCAGTGGCTAATAATCCAAAGTTTGCTAAAAAAGTAGGTGTTAATCAATCAATTGGACAGGAGTTTACTAAGGAGAACGGAATGAAAAAGAACTATATGTATGGTGGTAAAGTTAAAAAAATGATGGGTGGGGGTATGGCAGATAAAAGAGGTAGAGCCATGACTCGCATGGGTGCAGACGCAGGTGGTCGTGCTATGATGAATAAAGGTGGTGCTACTATGGCTGCTAAAGGTAAAAAAATGGCTGCAGGCGGTAATACATCTCGCATGAATAGAACAGAAGAATTAGGTCGCGTTGATGCTGAGCGTGCTGATACTGCATCTGGTCGTCGTAATCTTAGAGAAGAAAAAAGTCGTATTAGAGGCGAACTCGGTATGAAAATGGGTGGAGCCACAGCTGATAAAATGGGTCGTGCTATGGCTAAAGATAAAAAAGGCATGACAGATTCTCAAATGAGTGATGCAGCTGGACGCGCTATGAAAAAAGGCGGTAAAGTTAAAAAGCAAGGATACAATGCTAGACTTGATGATTCATTAGGAGCTAGAAAAGGTAAGAAAAAACAATCTATGAAAGCTCGTAGAGATGAGTCTAAAGGAATGAAAAAATCTGCAGGTAAAAAAGCTTATTCAGGTAATCGTAAATCAGCACAAGGTTCAGCATCTAAACGTGCAGATGGCATTGCTAGAAAAGGACGTACTAAAGGTAGAATGGTTTAATGGCTAATAAAACTAAAGCTAAAGCTAAAAAACCGGCTTTTAAACCACACATGATGTATGACAAAAAAACAGGTAAGGGTGTAAAAGCTCCTACTATGGCTAAACATTTAGCTTTAAAGAAAAAAGGCTATATACATAGGAAACCTAAGGCATGATGATTTCTAGAGGTATGGGGATAATGAACCCTAAAAAAATGAAAAAAGGTGGAAGCGTAAAAAATGCTTGTTATCGTAAAGTAAAAGCAAGCTATAAAGTATTTCCTAGTGCTTACGCTTCGGGTGCTATCGCTAAATGCAGGAAAAAGAAAGGTAAAAAGTAATGGCTGTACGTAAAACCAAAAAAGGACTAGCTTTAAAACGTTGGTTTAAAGAAGATTGGAAAGACGTAAAGACTGGTAAAGCTTGTGGTAGAAAAAAAGGTGATGGAAGAGGAACTCCTTATTGCCGACCTAGTAAACGTGTATCTACTAAAACTCCAAAGACATCTGGAGAAATGACAGCAGCACAGAAAAAGTCTAGAATTGCACAAAAGAAAAGACTTGGACAACCAGCAGGTAAACCAAGAAGAGTTGCATCTCTTAGACGTAAAAGGACAACAAGGAAAACATAATGGCTACAACTGACACACATAATTTTAATTTAGACCTTAATCTTCTTGTAGAAGAAGCGTTTGAAAGGTGTGGGACAGAGTTAAGAACAGGATATGATTTAAGAACGGCTACGCGTAGCTTAAACTTATTAACTATTGAATGGGCTAACCGAGGTATAAATCTATGGACAGTAGAACAAGGGGAGATAGCTCTTGTATCCGGTACAGCCACTTACGATTTGCCCGCGACTACCATCGACCTCATCAGCCAAGTCATAAGAACTGGGACCGGAACACAACAGTCAGACATAGCTATTTCGAGGGTGTCAAATCCTACCTACGCATCTATACCAAGTAAGAATGACACGGGCAGACCGATACAAGTATATATAGATAGGCAAGCAGCAGTACCTAAAGTAACTATGTGGCCTATACCGGATGCTACTCAACCTTATACTTTTGTATATTGGATGCTAAAAAGAATAGACGATGCTGGAACAGGAACAAATACACAACATATACCGTTTAGATTTTTACCGTGTTTAGTAGCAGGATTAGCGTATTATTTATCTATAAAAATACCTGAAGCTGGAGATAGAACACAGTTTTTAAAATCAGAATATGAAGAGCAATGGTTGCTTGCATCTACAGAAGATAGAGAAAAAGCAACTTTAACTGTAGCACCAAGAACATCATACATATAGGAGATTAGCATGGCTGGACCAACTAAAGAAGAAATAAAAAAAATAATGAAAGACCCAAACTCACCCGAGAGAAAAATCTATGACAAAATGCTTAAATCCAATCCTTTATTTCCAGATTTAGATAAGGTAGGTAAACCTAAAAAACAAACTAAACCTAAAGAAAGTAAGATTTTAGATTTAGAAAAGAAAAAGCTCAAAGTACTAAAGACAACTCAATCGAAATTAAAAGATTTAGAAAATAAAATTCATAAAAAAGGAGAACCTTATGTTTTATCTCCAGCTAATCAGCCAAATCTTAAACAAGGTAAAGAAATGAAAAAAGCTATGAGACAAGATGCTAAAAATAAAAAAACAGGAGCTCCACATCTTAAAAGAACAAGCACTTATAAATTTAATAAAGGTGGTATGCCTGACCTTAGTGGTGATGGTGAAGTTACACAAAAAGATGTGTTAATAGGACGCGGTGTAATTAAGAAAAAAGCTGGTGGTAAAATTAAAGCTAAAAAAATGAATAAATGTAGAATGGATGGCATAGCTATTCGTGGTAAAACTAGAGCTAAACAAAGGAGTAAATAAAATGGCTGGAGATAAGAAAAAAAGTAAGTATTTAACCCCTGAACATGAGGCGCCAACGGCTGAAGAAGTAGCTTTTCCAATGGATAGACTTTTTAAAACAAATCCAAATACAGCTAGAGGTATAACTAAAGATTATAACTCTGCCGTAAAGAAGGGATTTGATGGGACTGTAGATGACTATTATAATATGTCTCACAGAGGAGGAACTAAAAAGTATAATCCAGATAAAAAAGAAAATTTTTCTACGGGTAGACAGTTAAAAGCAAATAAACAAAAGAAAATAGTAAAAAAAGCATCAGGTGGAGTTATATTAGACAGAAATTATCTTAAAGGTAGATAATGAGCAACAAGTACACCACTAATAAGAATGCAATAGCTGACTGTGATGTATGTGGATTTCAGTTTAAGCTTAAAAAATTAAAGGACTTGTATGTAAGGAAAACTAACACTCATATAAAAGCGTGTCCAGAGTGTTGGAATCCAGACCAACCACAGAATATGCAGGGTATGTATCCGGTTGAAGACCCACAAGCTGTAAGGGACCCAAGACCAGATAAAAGTTTTACACCAGATGGACCGTTTAGTAGTAGAGATATACAATGGGGGTGGAACCCAGTTGGGTCAGGTAATTTGTTAGCAATACCTGATATACCTGATAATTTAAAAGGTACCGGCGGTTTAGGTACTGTTACAGTAACGATAACTTAGGAGAAAGATATGGCTAAAGAAAATCAAACAAGAAAACCTAAAATGGTAGACGGGTTTGCTCAACCACAAGATGTACCTGTACCGAACTTTGCTGGGTATCCAGAAAAAGATATTAAGACAACAGGTGTAGAAACTCGTGGTAATGGTGCAGCTACTAAAGGCACTAAAGCTCGTGGACCAATGGCATAAGGATAAGCAATGACTTATACAGAATTAGTAGCAGCCGTGCAAAGTTATACTGAGAATCAGTATTCAACAACAGATATAAATATATTTATTCAAAACGCTGAGCAAAGAATATATAACACGACACAGCTACCTGACTTACGAAAAAATGTAACAGGTAAAATGACTACAGGTAATAAGTATATGGGGCTTCCTACAGATTGGTTGTCATCTTTTAGTATGGCTGTAATTGACCCGGTAACTAATGCATATACCTATCTATTAAATAAAGACGTAAATTTTATTAGAGAGTCTTTTCCTGATACAGATACGCCTTTTTTTGGAAAACCAGAGTATTACTCTATTTTTGATGATACTGCAATGTTACTAGGACCAACACCGGATGCTGATTATGATACAGAATTACATTATTACTACTATCCTGAAACTATTGTTACTGCTGGGTCTACTTGGTTGGGTAGTAACTTTGATAGTGCTCTTTTGTATGGGACTCTTTTGGAAGCAGCTGCATTTATGTTGTCAGAGCCTGATACGGTAGCTAACTATACAGCACGCTATCAAGAAGCAATGGGATTATTAACAGGATTAGGTGAAGGTAAAAATAGAAGAGATGCCTATAGAAGCGGTCAAGCAAGAATACCGGTTCCTGGGAGAGGCAGAAGAATAGGTTAATTTTAACTACGAAAGGGGTATAATGGAACAATTAAACTTAGGTGATTTAAATTTTGAGGTACATACAACATCTCACAGAGGGCATACACCAGAAGAAATAGCTGAGTTTGCGTTAGATAAAATTATGTATGTCAGCAAAGATGCAAATCCTTTAATAAAGGAACAAGCGGAAGCTTTTAAAGGGCATATTAGACACGTTCTAGTACACCATTTAAAAATAGCGGTGAAGTCAGACCGCACAACACTAGCGAATAAACTGCGTGAAGCGGGGCATTCAGAATTAATTAAATCAATTTTAGATTTGTAGGAGAAAAACATGGCAATTTCACAAGCAATGTGTACGTCATTTAAAGTTGAATTGCTTAGCGGCGGTCATAACTTTAATACAGCAAACGTAGCACGTACTGTAAACACACAAGACTCGTTTAAGATAGCGTTATATACATCGTCAGCTTCTCTGGGTGCGGCAACAACAGCTTACACAGCATCAGGCGAAACATCAGGAACAGGATACTCTGCAACTGGACAAGCGTTAACTATTTCAGCTGTCCCACAAGCAGACGGTACAACAGCGATTCTTAACTTTTCAACTGAAACTTGGACTACAGCGAGTATTACAGCTCGAGGTGCATTAATTTATAATGATACTATGTCTGACACAGCTGTTGCAGTATTAGACTTTGGTGGAGATAAAACATCAACCGCGGGAGATTTCTCAGTAGTATTCCCAACATTTGATGCTACAAACGCAATTATACGTATAGCGTAATAGAGGTTTATTATGGCTGACGCAATTATTCACCTAGGTGGGTATGGCTCGGGAGCTTGGGATACTGATACTTGGGGTGAAACAGTAACTAATTTTACTGGCACCACAGGTTTAGGCAGTGTTACAACGTCAGCTAATGCTACCGCAAGTGTAACAGGACTAGCTGGTACGACAGCCTTAGGGGATGTCAGCTTTGCTATTATTGTTAACATGGCCGTTACAGGAGTGGTAGGCACAACTGGGTTAGGTACAACAACAGAAATTATTGCGGGTGGTGGAGCGTCACCAACGGGAGTAAGTGCAACAGGAAGCGTAGGTACTTCAACTGCGTCAGGCAAATCATCAACTACAGTAAGTGGTGTGGGTGGTACAACTGGACTTGGGTATGTAACATACGTAGAAACTTGGACTGGCTGGGGTTCTGGACCGTGGGGTCGAGGAACTTGGGGTAAACCGGTTATATTAGCAGTAGTAACGGGTGTAAGTGCAACAGGAGCTTTAGGAACTGCTACTGTAGATGCAGAATCATCACACACAGTTACGGGAGTTGTAGGAACAACTGGATTAGGAGCCGTATCTACTGTTTCAGATTCTGTAGTAGAAGCTGTTTTAGGAGACTTTGGTACAACCGCTCTTGGCACAGTTACTGTAGGAGCCAAAGCAACAGCGTCCGTAACAGGAGTGAGTGCGACAGCTACACCAGGCACTACTACTACTATTACGGAGAATAGAGTTCTGCCTGCAGGAGTAGCAGGAACAAGTGCAGCTGGCACGGCTAGCGTAAGTGGTAAAGCAACTGTAGATGTGACGGGGGTTAGTGGAACTTGTGAAACTAACGATTTTACTTTGGTATGGGGATTGATAGACACAGCTCAAGACCCTAAATGGACGAGGATAGTAGCATGATAGTTGAAGCACAAACATTAAAAGATGGTACAATAGTAAATAAATATGAAACGCATCTAGAATGTTCTAATTGTGGAATGAAAGTAGATGCAGAAGAATACGAATCAGGAATCTGCTCTGATTGTGGTGCCGCATGGAATCCTAAGCAACACACAAAAGTCCATGTCACAAGTGTACCTGCAAGCGGCCAAACAAGTTAATAGGAGAAAGACATGGCAAGTACATATTCAGACTTAAAAATTGAACTCATAACAACTGGTGAACAATCAGGAACTTGGGGCACTACAACAAATACCAATTTAGGTACAGCCCTAGAAGAAGCTATTACAGGCTCTGCAGATGTTACATTTTCTAGTGGTAATGTAACGCTTACTTTAACAAATTCAAACGCAACTCAAGTAGGTAGAAACCTAAGACTTAATTTAGGAGGAACTACAGGTGGTGCTAGAGATTTAGTTTTACCAGCTATTCAAAAGTTATATTTAATTAATAACGGTACAGCTGACATTATTACCTGTAAAAACGCATCGGGCACAACCGTTGCAGTTCCAGCAGCTACATCCACATTTATTTATAATACTGGTACTAACGTAGTAGATGCGACTAGCTATTTATCTACACTATCTTTAGGTTCAGCTTTGGCTGTTACTTCTGGTGGTACAGGTGCTACAACTGCTGGCGCAGCACGTACAGCTTTAGGAACAGCAAAGTCTGGAGCAAACTCTGACATTACCTCTCTTACTGGGTTAACTACAGCGTTAACCGTAGCTCAAGGTGGTACAGGAGCAGCGACTCACACAGCGAATGCAGTATTAATCGGGGAAGGCACAGGAGCTATAACATCAGTGTCTCCAGGCACAACAGGAAATGTTTTAACATCCAATGGTACGGACTGGACTTCTGCTGCGTCAGCGGGTTTTGATTCAGGTACACGAATGATATTTGCTCAAAACGCAGCTCCAACTGGATGGACAAAAGACACAACAAATTACAATCAACATGCAATGAGAATTGTAACTGGAACAGGAGGAGGCACTGCAGGTACAGTAGATTTTACCTCGGCTTTTACCTCACAGGCAGTAGCAGGTTCAGTAGCGGTTACAGGAATTTCTGGTAGTACAAGTGCTACAACGTTGAGCACAGCGCAGATACCGAGCCACACTCACACTTACGATAAAACTAATTTTGCTGGTGCTTTTGGTGGAGCTAAATTTGGTTCTCCAGCCGGTGTGAGTACATCAAGCGCTACTTCAGGGTCTACAGGTGGAGGCGGTTCTCACGACCACTCATTCTCATTTAGTTCTGGTACTGCAACATTTACTGGAACTGCAATTGATTTAGCTGTAAAATACTTAGACGTTATAACAGCAACTGCAGACTAATATAGTCGAAAGGGATTAAATGCAATTAGAAAAAGGTACTTTTTGTCCTTTACTAAAGAAAAAATGTATAGGTTTAGAATGTTCTTGGTTTGTTAAAATACAAGGAATTGATAAAAATACTGGCAACCAAGTAGATGAATATAATTGTTCTATAGCTTGGATGCCTTTGTTACAGATAGAAAACTCAGGTACTCAAAGAGAAACTGGAGCAGCAGTCGAATCATTTAGAAATGAAATGGTAAAAGCTAATGAAAATAGCATTAAAGTATTAGCTGAAAGCGCAAAACAAAATTTATTAGGAGATAAGAAATGAAACTGTCAATTATAGTAGCCGATAATTCTGTTGCTAAAAATGAAGTAGGATATGTTGGTTTAGACCTATCGACTTGCAGTATTCCAGCAAATGTATGGGCGTTGCAATGGGATGGAATCAAAGGGCATATTGAATACCAAGGTCAAGGAGTAAATACTGAGATAGATGAACTACCTAATTGGGCAGAAGCTGCAGAAATTAAGTGGCAAGCAGCAAAAGATTCTTTTGATGCTCTTAAAGAAGCTGAAGAAAATGCAACTCCTGTAGCTGAAGCATTTTGGGATAATTACCCTGTAGCTAATATTCAATCAGTAGATAAAATTTTGCTTAAAACATATCCAGGTGTAACTAATGTTCGAGGAGCTGACCCAGTAACAAATGTAGTTAAATCAGTACAAACTACTTTAGTTGCTCCAGGCGCAACTGCATTAGCATCATTAGAAACATTATTAAACGAATGTAAAGCTTTAGGGTTACCTGTAACTTCAGATGCTTTTGCACAAGACACTCCACAAAGTTTTAAAGATTATATGGTAGGACTAGGATACACTATATATAGTGGTGTTAATGCATTAGGACAGTCTTACGAAAAAGTTTATTATCCTTGGAGTGATGATTTAGCTGCTAAAAAAGCAGACCAAGACGTTAATATAGCTAGAGAAGCATCACTTGCTGAAGGCGTAGATTGGAATGGCTCTAATTGGCAGATAGATTTAAATAGCCGTAATAACGTTATGAATCAACTAACTGCTATTACTTCAGGTGTATATACAGATGCAACTGTTACTTGGAGAAATACAGCTAACGTAGATGTAGAACTTACTGTAGATGAGTTTAAAGAACTAGCTGGTGCAGTAAATGCAAAAGTTGAAGAGATATATTTAGCTTCATTCGCTGCAAAGGCATAACCTATGCAAAAGGTCTTAGAGTTCATTTTTAATAATGGGTTCTTAAGAAAATGTAGTAACGATGCAAAAGTAAAAGCAACACAAGCTTTTGTTTATATTAGTGCTATAGTTACTATGATTTTTGCTTGGGATACTACATTATTCTTAATCGCCCTAGCTCTAGGGTGGCTTTGTTTTGGCTTGTGTGTAAGTGTAGGATTACACAAATATGCAGCTCACAGAACGTATGAACCTAAAAATCGACTTATTAAATGGATTGTATTATGGTTTGCTACTATTGGCTCTTTAGGTAGCACTATCTGTTGGGCTGCAGGGCATAGAGCTCATCATCGACATTCTGACCACATCGAAGACCCTCATCGACCAAAAGGTAACTTATGGCACAAGATAAAAGTATGGTTCTATTATGTACCTGCGTTTAATATAAACCCTCTTATCATTAAAGATTTATCTAGAGATAAAGACCACGCATTTTTTCACAAGCATTATTACAAAATTATATTTAGTTATGTAGGGGTTTTAGCATTAATTAATCCAGCATATGTAGGTTACTTCTATGGCATTCCTATTTGGTATACGTTAATAGGTATTAGTTGGGCTACAGTAATTGCACATATACCTGTACTAAGCTACGGACTACCAGGTACTTGGAGAACGTACAACTCTAAAGATTACACAGTAAATAGTCATCTATGGTCTATATTATTTATGGGCGAAGGATTACATAACACACACCATGCAGTACCAGGGTTATGGAATAATGCAATTAACAAAGGTGAGTTTGATTTAACAGCTCCTATAATAAAGTTGATTGGTAAACCAAATAATGCTACAGTACGAAAACACCCTCGAATAAGAAGAGGTTATAAAGTAATTAAAAAAGAACTTAGAGAGGTTCAAGATTATATAGACGAGTATGATAAAACTCATTCAAAAACAGGCCATTATACTTCCTAACGACCAAGTAACTATAGTTAGGTATTCCCTCTTAGGTTTAATAAATAAAATATGTGTAAATGTAATATATGCTGACGTGGAAAACTATCATAGCCACCCTTGGAATTATACTTCTATTATATTGTGGGGACGCTACAAGGAGACGCAGTGGAAAGATGGAAAAACCATTACCAAAACTTATTACCCCGGTAGTATATTAAGACGAAGATATAATCAGTTTCATAGAATAGTACCTATAGGCAAAAGAGTTATTACATTATTTTTAAGAGGAGCTACAAAAACAAAAGCAAATTTATGGGTATATAAAAATAAAGTTTATCCTGAATCTAAATATTGGTTAATGAAAGGGTACACTAAAGAAAAAATGAGAAAACTATTTAACTATATGAAAGAATACAATGAATAAAATTGAACAAGAAGTAAAAGAAATAATAGTAAAAAGCATTGATAAAGTAGTGTTGGATAGAATAAAACTAACTGATACTTTAGAAGATTTAGGTGCAGACTCTTTAGACTCTGTTGAAATAATTATGAGTTTAGAAGAAAAATATAATATTAAAGTATCGGAAGATGTATTCTCTGACATTCATACTGTACAAGATATAGTAGATTATATAAAGAAAACAAAGTGAATATAAATTACACTTTTGCCCCTAAAGCAAACCAATTAGAAGACGTTATTTTTTTTGAACCTGAACCTGTAATAGATTATTTATCTACTAGCAGAAAAGGAACTAAAATTTTAAAGTGTCCAGCTTTTTTAGATTATTATAAAAATACATACCTTATCAAAGCTCCTATAGATTTAACATTTAAAATATCAGGGTCACATATTGATTGTCAAAATTTATACCCTCAAGATTATCTAAAAAAAATATTTAGTAATAGGCATCAACCAGAAAATCTTTATTCGACTGTTTCTTTAGCTTGGTATTATATGTTCTATAGTAATAAGTCAGTAATGATTGAAGTAATACCCCCTGTATGGCACAAGAATAAATTACAAAATAATATAAATATAATTGGTGCAACTTTTGATATATCTAAGTGGTATAGACCTTTAGAGTTTGCTTTTGAAATTATAGACGATACACAGCTTATAGTAATAAAACGAGGAGACCCTTTATACTATGTAAAATTTAATACTTTAGATAAAATTAAATTAGATAGGCAAGAATCTACTAAAAAAATTGAAGAGCTAATTATTATGTGTACACAGTTAAAAAATTATATACCTAACAATAGCATGCGTAAAAACTATAGTTTAATGCACAAATTAATAGATAAATTTAAACCAAAAAAGTGTCTATTTAAATGACACAATTTAGTAGACTAGAAACTTTATCAAATGATGCCTTAGAGTTTTGGAATATTACAAATGTTAATAATGATATATTAGCTCAAGAAGTTTTAAAAAATATAGATAATAGATTATCTACAGATGATGCTACCACTTTAGTTGAAGACACTCACATTGATATGCAAGCCCCAGAAACAAAAAAATTAATAAAAGAAATAACCGAAGTATTTAATTTTAGAAATTTAGTAAACGTAGACATATGGGGGCAGATACATAGAAAATATGAAAGCACTCAACTGCATGACCATCCCCAGCAAGTATCATGGGTATATTATGTAAAAACACCTCCTAGAGCAGGAGCTTTAGTTTTTAATATACAACAAGGTAATTATAGACCTAAGCAAATTCAATTTTACCCACAAGCTGGAGAATTAATTATGTTTCCACATTGGGTGCTACATCAAGTAAATAAAAATTTAGATGACGAATATAGAATAAGTATCGCAGGAAACGCAAAATATGAGTAATATTAATGGTAAAGATATAAATAACCGAAAGCTTTATATAGAAGACAATTGTTTTTCAAGGGCTTATCAGGAGACTTTTTATTCATTTGCTGCTACAAATAATAATTATCAGTTAGGTTTTAATGACACAGATGTAGTAGAAAGACAGCAATATAAATATTATACTTCCAACATGGGGGAACAAGAATTACTTCAAACTAAACTTTTTGATGAATTATATAAAACAGAAATAGGGCAAATTATTAAAAATAAACAATTAGTAAGATGTACTATAAATTCTTCTACAGCTAGCCAAGTTAATTATGCGCATACACACCCAGACCATTTTTCTCTTTTATACTACATAAATTTAGATTGGAAACCAGAATGGGCTGGAGAAACTTTATTTTATAATGAAGCAGTAGATGAAATTGAATTTACCTCTATATATAAGCCTAATAGAATTATATTATTTGAAGGAGAAATACCTCATTCTTTACGGTGTCAATCTGTTGCAGCGCCTGAATATAGATTTAGTTTAGCAATGTTTTTTAATAAGTAGTAATCACTTGGTTTAGGTAGTTAATATGGTAAAATAAGGGCATTGTGTTAGGAGTAAAAATATGTTATCAATCTTATCAGGAATACTAGGTTTTGCAACATCAGGATTACCTAGCGTATTAAAGTTTTTTGAACAAAAAGGCGACCAAAAACATGAACAAGAGATGGCTAAGCTTGAAATACAGCGAACTATGGAGTTAGCAAAAGCTGGCTATGCATCTCAAGAAAAAATTGAAGAGTTTAAAACTGACCAAGTTGAAATGGAAACGTATGCTCAAGAAAGAGTTGCGTTATACCAACACGACGAAAAAGTCGCGGAAGGCGCGTCTACTTGGGTTATTAATCTCCGTGCTAGTGTTCGCCCCATTATCACCTATATTTTTGTTTTTATTTTATTGGTGGTCGATTTCGTAGGATTATATTGGGCTATAAAGTCAGGACATAATTATGCAGAAGCTATGCATATAGTGTTTAGTAATGAAGAAATGGCTATATTAGCATCTATTATTGGCTTTTGGTTCGGGTCTAGACATTGGGAAAAATAAGTGAATACATCGGAGAAGGGCTTAGCTCTTATAAAGTATTTTGAAGGAGTTCGTGCGAAACCTTATAAATGTCCTGCAGGCTATTGGACTGTGGGCGTTGGTCATCTTATCACTCGTAGTGCTGAGTTACCTGATTCATGGAATCGCGAACTGGAACCTAATGAGATAGATGAGATACTAAAAAAAGATTTAGTAAAATTTGAAAATGGAGTTCTTCGGTTATTACATCCTAAACAACCAACACAATCTGAGTTTGATGCTCTTGTCAGCTTTAGCTTTAATCTTGGTTTGGGATGCTTTCAACGAAGTACAGTTCGTTCAGCGTTTAAGCGTGATGATAAAAAAAGGGCTGGAGAAGTTCTTTTAAAATATTGTTATGCAGGCGGTCGCAAACTTAAAGGATTGATTAGAAGAAGAATAGCTGAACATGCACTGTTGATGAGCGGGGAATAATAAAATATGGCGTTACGAAAACTTGTATTTAAACCTGGAATCAACCGGGACCAAACTAATTATTCTTCTGAAGGCGGATGGTATTCGGGCGATAAAATTAGGTTTAGACAAGGCTTTCCTGAAAAAATAGGTGGTTGGAATCCTATAAACTTTACTCCTTTTGTAGGAACTGCATCTAGCTTAATTTCTTATGGTACGTCTGATGACCAAGAAATTATTGGTATTGGTACTAATGATAAGATGTATGTACTTACCGGGACTACTTTAGTAGACACTACTCCTATTCGAACTACATTTACTTCTACTACAACTCCTTCTACAGATAATATGTTTGCTTCAGCTGATGGAAGTAATGTTCTTACTGTTACCCTTACTAGCGGAGCTAACGAAGGCGACTATGTTACCTTTAGTGGAGCACTTACTTTTGGAGGTATTCCTGCCTCTGACATTAATAAAGAATTTAAAATATTTAATGTAGAAACTACTAACTTTCAAATTACGGTAGATACGACTGCTACTGCTAGTGTTGGTGCTGGAGGAGGTGTAGGAATTACCGCTGCTTTTCAAGTAAGTGTTGGGTTTGCAACGGTTACCTATGGATATGGTTGGGGTACTGACCCCTACGGCAGTGGTGAATGGGGTGCGGGCGGTAGCGTTCCAGTTGCTATTCCAGCTCGTGTAATATATCAAGACAATTTTAATAATGACATTATTTTTAATATTAAAAACGCAGATATTTATTATTGGGAATATAATGCAGGATTAACTAATAGAGGTGTTCTTTTAAATAGTTTAGTTAATGCTAGAGCAGTACCTAATAAAGTAAATAAAAGTATGTTTGCACCGAGTGGGCATTTACTTTGTTTAGGAGCCCAAGAATATAATAGAGTTTTAACCGCAGGCGCTAGCATTAGTAGTATTAGTCGAGCTGGAACAACAGCAACTGTTACTACTGGTGGTGGTCATGGATTAGTTGTGGGAGACTGGGTAATTTTTAGTAGCCAAGCTCCTGCAGTATATCAAGGTGAGTTTCAAGTGCGTACCGTTCCAACTGCAACTACGTTTACTTATGTTATACCTTATGACCCAGGTAGCGATGCTACTACAACAGGTACTTATCAAAAAATAGATTACAATACTGGAGCTTATGATGGGCTTCTTATTAGATGGGCTAATGTTAATCCTAATATAGGTCCTCAACCTGAAGAATGGAAACCAGAAATTACTAACTCTGCAGGATTCTTACGAGTTAAACAAGGCTCAAGTATTGTCACTGGATTTATAACACGGCAAGAAGTTTTAGTATTTACAGACATTGCCTTAACTACACTTCAATTTACTGGTACAGACGAAGTATTTGCACAAAACGAAATATCTACTTCTATCAATATTATGGGTTCCAAAGTTGTAGCAGAAGCAAACAATATTGTATTCTGGATGGGTAACGATAAATTCTTTGCTTATGATGGTAGAGTTAATACATTACCTTGCACATTAAAACAATATGTTTTTGAAGACATGAACAAAACACAAGGTGAAGACTTCCGTTCAGGAATTAATAGTGAATTTAATGAAGTTATATGGTTTTATGTATCAGCGGCATCAACTACCATTGATAGATATGTTATATACAACTATGAAGAAAACATTTGGTATTATGGACAGTTAAACAGAACTACGTGGGTTGATTCAGGCACAATACCTTTCCCATTAGCTACAAGTAATGGTTACGTATATAGACATGAAGATGGTAATAATGATGGACAGCCAGCAGGTGCAGCTCCATTAGCCATTGATTCTTTTATACAATCTGCCGATATGGGAGTTGATGAAGGAGACTTTTTTGTATTAACTAAAAGAGTTATACCTGATGTAAACTTCACTAATTCTGAAACAGCCGACCCTGTAACTGGAGCAGCTTTAACGCCAGAAGTACAAGTAACAGTAGGGGTACGAAACTTTCCTGGTGCAACTTTATCTAGTAGTGATGTAGGAGGAAATACGTTAACAAGAGATGTAATTACTACGGCAACTATTGACCAATATACAAATCAAGTGTTTGTAAGAGCAAGAGGTAGACAAATGGCATTTAAAATAGCTTCAGAAGATGTAGGTGTGCAGTGGCAATTAGGTATGACAAGAGTAGAATTTAAACCGGACGGGAAAAGAGGATAATGGCTAATATAACTTCAACTAAAGCTCCTAATTTATCACCGCCTAGAACAGAATATGATGTTGACCAAGCAGTTTTAACTTCTAATCAACTTAGATTATACTTTAATCAAATAGATGCTAATAATAATGCAGTTAAAGAATCAATTGAAGCTGTATCAACATTACATTGGTTAGGAGATAATTAATGGCTTTTCAAACAGTTACACCAATAAGACTTGCTCAAGCTAGTATGACTACAAGTTATCTAGCTATTTATACTTGTCCTACCGATGCAAGAACTTATATGAAAGATATTATGGTCTGTAATGGAACTGAAGGTGCTGGCACTATTAATATAAATATTGTACCTGATACTCAAGCTGTAGGAACTAATAATGCAATATATTTTAATTATCCTTTAGCAGCTCATACTACTTTTCAATGGAAAGGCACGCAGATACTAAACGAAGGGGACACTATACAAGTCAAAACCTCTTTGTTAGAAAAAACTTTTACAACTACCGCAACCGATAATTGTTTTACTACAAACACTACAAGCGGAACAGAAAGTAATGTTCAAGTAACTATAGCAAATCATGGAGCCGCTACAGGCGATGTAGTTGGGTTTACAGGAGCCGTTGCTGTAGGAGGCATTACTGCTCCACAACTTAATACAGCTTTTACAGTAACTCGTGTGGATGATAATAATTTTATAATAACTACAGCAGGGACAGCAACATCTGTTGCAACAGGAGGGGGTACAGGAATTACTGCGTTATTTTCGTATGCACCCCTACCTACAATCACTATATCTGGCGGGGAAGCCACATAAAACGGTTTATAACTAACACATTACATGATATTATACAACTTAATATATAGGATAGAATTATGAGCTTTTGGGATATTGCATCACAAGCAGCTACTCTAGCAGCTGGAATATATGGAGGACCAATGGTAGGCGCTGCTGTTGGTGCCGGTATATCGGGTCTAAGAGGACAAGACCCATTAATGGGTGGTGTAAGTGGATACCTTAGTGGTTTGGGTGGTAGCAATATAGCAACAGCCGCTGATAGCACCGCTGCAGCAGCTAAAGCCGCTGGAACTAATGTAGGTACAGTAAATCAATCGTTACTTTCTAATAGTGGAGCTCTAGGTCCTTCAGCTATGACTCCTACTATGACCGGTTTTGGTGGTGCTTCCGCTGGCGGAATAGGAAATTTATCAACAGCCCCTCTTCCACTAGACAGGTTTGGAAGTCCTATTAAACCTATTCCTATGGGTCCTCCAGCACCAGCTCAGTTTGGTAATGTTCAAGGAATGAAACCTGGAGTTGATTTTGCTGATATGTCTAGAACTCAACCTCTAGCTGATTTTCCTGGTGGAGGAGGATATAATAGAGCCTCTGTTGATACTTTAGCCGGAACTAATAATTCAAGTCAATATTATCCAAGAGAATTTGCATCAGATTTTTCTGAAGATGTAGTATACAATCCCGCTAATAATACAGGTTTAAAAAATACAGAAATAGGTCCTGACTTTAGTAAAGCAACTAGGGTACCATCTGCAGAACGATATAAATTTGTAGACCAAAATACAGTAATACCTGAAGGTGGGTTTTCAATGACTGAAAGATTTAATGCAGTAGTAGACAACCCAGGAGAGTTTTTTAGTCAAATGGGTGATGGTAATAAATTATTAGGGGCGGGTAAATTTGGATTAACAACTCTACCTTTAGGTGCATCTATATACAATACTATGTATCCTTACGAAGAAACAAGCAACTTTAGTGATACATTTGAAGATAATAGATTTAGAGGTCCTCAAGGACAACTTAACTTATCAGGTAATACAGGATTAAGATTATTAAAAGGTGGGCAAGTAAAAAAATATGAAGAAGGCGGTGGAGTAACAGGTATAAGTTCATCTCCTGGATTACCAATTGCAGGTGCTTCATCAGGTATAACAGGAGGTCCAGGAATGGGCGCTGTTGATAGCATTAGTGGTGGGTCAATAAGCGGTTCAGGGGGCACAGAAACTTTTAGTGAGATGGTAGCAAGGGGTGTTCACCCAGCAAATGCAGCAGCTATGCATGGCATGGATACATCCCCTTATTTAGATATGGGACCCGGTATGGAGTTTACAGGTACACCTAGTACATCTCCAGTACGTAGTGGTATAGGAACACTTCCACCTCCACCAACTTCGTTTACCCCTGAACCAGGTTTTGATTATGAAACATACACTGGCAGTTATATGGAACCCATGGGTAGAAGCACTCCTGTAGGCATGGACCCAGGTGTTTATGAAGCAGGTTATCCTTCTCCAGTAGGTCCTGGTATAACAAAAAGTAGATTTGAAGAAATGATACGTAAAGGTTATGCTAATGGAGGATACTTACAAGGTCCTGGAGATGGTATGAGTGATAGTTTACCGGCAATGATAGGTAATAATCAACCAGCTGCTTTATCTGAAGGTGAGTTTGTTGTACCTGCTGATGTAGTTAGTCATTTAGGTAATGGCTCTTCAAATGCAGGTTCTAAAAGATTATATGCAATGATGGATAATGTAAGACAAGCTAGAACAGGAACAGAAAAACAAGGGAAAGAAATTAAACCCGAAAGGTTTATGCCTGCTTAATGAAAACAACACTTGTTCCAAAAGAACATATACATGTAGTTTGGGATAGAATAAAAAAGTATGTAGAAAAATGTGCTAAATATACATACGGAAGATATACAGCTGATGATATATTAGATGGTTTATTAACTAAAGACCAGCATTTGTGGATTGCATTTGACGATAAAGAAATACATGGATTTTGGGTTACAGAAGTTAGCGTGTATCCTCAAATGAAAGCTTTAACTCTACATTTTGTAGGGGGAAAAGGGTTTAAAGTATGGGGTGAAGTAGGGTTTCCTCCGTTACAAAAGTTTGCAAAAGAGTTAGGTTGTGATGTGATGGAGTCTTTTGGTAGACCAGGTTGGAAAAAAATGTGGGAAGGGTATGGATACAACCCTAGATATGTATTTTATGAATTACCAGTGGAGTAATAAAAATGTTATTAAAGTTAATACCTAATAGAGTAAAAGTGTGGTTAATTAAACACCTTTATGCAGATGTTGCAGGAATGGGTGATGGCGGCGATACTGAACTTGCTCATGTTAATCTTAAAGAAGTAGCTTTATTAAAAGCTCACGGCGGTGCAGGTACTATAAACCCACGTACTGGACTTGTAGAGTTTAAAGGCAAAGGTGGTGGTGGTAGTCCAGCTCCTCAAGAAAATACTACTTACTCTTCAGACTTACCTGAATATGCAAAACCTTTTTATGAAGAACTATTAAAACAATCTGGTAAAGAAACATACACTACTGATGCTGCGGGAAATGTTACTGGAGTTAAAACTCCTGACCCATATACAGGAGAAAGATTAGAAGATTTTACTTCAGACCAATTAGCTGTACAGTCTGGTATAAGAGGTATGACACCAAGAGGTGAATTTGGTGAATCTATTACAGATACAGAGACTTTAACAGGTTTAGGTACAGGAGCAGCGGCTTCAGGATTAGCGGCAGCGGGTGCTTATGCCCCTGGTTCATTAGCTTCGTTAGGTATGGCTACTCCTGCTGAGTTTGATGCAGCGGCGGCTACTAAATATATGAGTCCTTACGAAGATGCTGTAACAAGTGCGGCTATTAAAGAAGCTAGACGACAAGGTGATATTGCAAAAAATAGAGCTTCTATGCAATCAATTGGTAGAGGTACTTTTGGTGGCGGTCGTGAAGCTTTAACAATGGGAGAAGCTGATTCTCAAACTAATGCACTAATAGCTGACCTTCGTGCACAAGGTAGAGATAAAGCATTTAATCAAGCTCAACAACAATTTCAAAGAGATAGAACAGCTGCAATGGGAGCGGAAGAAGCTACATTAAAAGCTGAAATGGATAGAAGACAGCTTGGACAGCAGGCTGAACAGTTTGGAGCTGGGTTACAAAAAGATGTAGGATTAGCAGGATTACAATATGGTTTAGCAGGTGCAGGGCAACAGGCTGACATAACCGGTGCTGACCAAAGAGCTCAACTAGAACTAATGCAGGCACAAGCAGCTTCAGGTGCAGAACAACAAGCAATGGGACAAGAACGAAAGAATTTAGCTTATCAAGAATTTATGGAACAACAAGATGCAGCTAAAAGAGCTCTTGAGTTTCAAAATAATATTTTACGAGGAACAGCGGGTGCATTAGGTTCTACACAAACACAATATACTCCAGCGCCAAGTTTAGCTTCTCAAATTACAGGTATGGGCATAGCCGGATTAGGCTTATATAACGCACTTTCATAGGGTAAAATTATGATAGAAGAATTAAAAGAGTCAGTACAAGAAGAAGGAATAGCATCTATTATGCCTCAAGGAGGTAACGCTATGACTTCTATAGAGAATGCTACTAATCCAGGTATGCCGGTAGCTAATATTGTAGAGCAACAAGAGACTGCTAGAAACTTAAGTGAATCTCAACTTATAGAACTTGCTAAAAGCCCAGACCCTGCACTTATCCCTCCTTATTTAGTAACTGGAGAGTTAATGCGTCGTAAAAGTATTCGTGAAAAACAAGCTAAAGCACCTCAATTTACTGTTGCTGAAGAAGTAGTTCAACAAGCTGAGCAAGGTATTATGGGACAAATGCAGCAGATGGCACCCAAGATGCCACCTGGCGGTTATACTCCTCCTCGTGAAGAAGTAACTAGAGAACAAATTATGGCAAAAGGACTTCCTCAGTTACCTAACCCAGGTCAACCTACCATGACAGGATTTGCTGAAGGAGGCATTGTGCATTTTCAAAAAGGTGGGAATAGAGGATTATATTTTCCTAATCAACGCCTTACCAGTAACGTACAATCAATAAAACCACGAAGTGGTGGTAGACCTACAGGAGAACCTACCTATCAATTAGTTTCAATGTCTGGAGAACCTTTAATTAGTCCCTACGGAGATGGGTCAAGAGATATTAATGAAACTATCACCAATAAAATTAATGTAGCAGGTAAAAACCGTAGACCTATAATGACTGATGACCCTATACAAATAGAAAGAGCCTCGTTAGCAGAAACTTTAAAAACTATTAATGAAGGAGACACTACTTATGAAAGTATAGTTGAAGCTAAAAAAATAGAAGATAAAATAGCAGCATTAGATGGCTCTCAAGATGGGTATGAGTATACTGATGAAGAAATGTTACGATTAAGTCAACCTAATGTTTTAGGTGGCAGTGAGGACGATTCTATTAGTATAGATGAATCTATTAAAGTAGCAGGAAATGAACCTGACCTTACAGGTCTTCCTGATTTTACAGGACTAGCAGGAGAAATAAAAGGTGAAGGTGGTAGTACTTTCCCTCCTCCGTCACCTTACACTAGATTAAAACCTGGAGAAGAAGCTCAAGCTGCAGAAGATTACTTTATAAAAGCATTAGGTACAAATCCTGCACAAGCAGAACTATTAGCTTATATAAAAGATAAAGAAGCTAAAACTACAGAAAGACTAGCTAAAGATAGAAAAATGAATATAGCTAGCAGTTTATTAAAAGCTTCTCAACCTTTCTTTGAAGCAGGTTCATATGGTTCAAAAATTGGTTCTGCAATAGCAACGGGTGGACAAAATTATATAGAAGGTGAGAAAAGAATTACGAAAGATGCAGAATCTTTTGAAGATAAAATGTTTGCTCTTAAACAAGCAGAAAGGCAAGCAGCAAGAACAGAAAAAATAGCTACATCAAAATTTGGTGCTAATAGTTATCAATCAGCTCAAGCTTATAATAGAAAAGTAGAAATACAAGAGCAGCAAGACTTGCTTAAATCACAACAAATTAAAGCAACAAAAGATTTAAAAGATGCACAAATAAGTAGTACTTTAGCTTTAGCTAGATTTCAAAACAAAATTACTAGAGATGATAAAAATGACGCAGTAAAAGTAGGAGAAATAAAAACAGAAATAGAAGATAAAATAAGAAAAAAACCTACAGATTTTGGTTTAGATATTGAATCAGCTACGCTTATTAGGTTTGATGAAAATAAAACAAAAGACCCTGAACGAAAAGCAAAAATTATAGCGGCTAAAAAGAAATTTAACGATATAGTTGCTCAAAACGTATTAAAAAATGAAGAAATACGAGCTTTACAGGGTAAGTATTCTTCCGAGTCTAATGTAGTAGATTACAGTTCTTTAAGATAAAGGATAATATATGGATGTTCGCTTACCTGACGGAACAATTATCCAAAACGTTCCTGACAATGTTACTCGTCAAGAACTTGATGACAAACTAAAAGCAAGTGGTAAGTTTCCTAGTTTGTTTGATGCCCCTCCTCAACTCGACCAACCACAACAAGCCACACAATTAGAAGACGGTGAAGGTAGCGACTTCATGCGTGGTATTGGCACGTACTATGACCAGATGGGTGGACTGTTTGGCGGAACTAAAGTATTAGCTGGTAAAGCATTTGGCTCAGACGACCTTATTAAAAGTGGTCTAGAGTCAATGGAAGAATCTGAGGCAGCTATAGGTAGACGTGGTGTAAAAGAAACGGACTCGTTCCTTGCAGCTATTGATAAAGGAGTAGGAAGTTTTCTTACTGAGTATATACCTTTTGTAGCGGGTCAAGGTGTAGGTATGATTAGTGAAGCTGTATTAACCGGCATAGCGGGTTCTATGCTAGGTTCAGCAGTTGGACCAGGAGGTACAGTAGCAGGAGGGTTAGGTGGTATTGTTGGTAAAGGTTTAGTTAAGAAAAAAGTTAAACAAGAAGCTGAAAGAATTGCTAAAAAAGAAGGACAAGATGCAGCTGACCTATATGTAGAAAAACAAGCAAAAGATGGATTTAAAGAGTTAATGGAAAAAGATTTAGCGTTACGTAGTCAAGTTAATAAGACTATAGGTAGAAACGCTGCTTTAATTCAAATGGCTGGTAGGTTTGGTGTAGGTGAAACAACAGGTCGAGCAGTAGATGAAGCAATTAAAGATATAACTGACCCAGATGAACAGTTAGAAGCTATTCAAGAGTTAAGTACTTCTAAATTAGCGGCGGTAAGTACAGCACATGCATTAGCAGATTACATAGGTATTAAAATTGGTTTGGGTGCATTAGATAGTTTAGCAACGCCTACTCGAAACATGTTACTTAACATAGCCAAACAAGCAGGAATAACAGGTATTAAAGAAGCACCTGTTGAAGCAGTACAGACAGCGTTAGAAAGGTTTGGTGCTGATTTACCTTTAAGCGACAAACAAGCTACAGAAGAATATATCAACGCAGCTGCAGCTGGGTTCTTTATGCCTCTTGTACCTAGTGTTATTGGTGGTATAAGAACTACCTCAACTACACCTATTGACCCAGAAACTAAACCAGAAGATACACCAGAAATTGAACCAAAGGTTAAAGCAAAAGACCCAGGTAAAAAGAAAAAAACTCAAGCTGAAAAAGATAATGAAGAAGCTGACAAAGTAACTGACCCTATTTTAAACATAATAGATGAAGATGCGAAACCTTATCAAGAACCAAAAACTAAAGCAAATAAGAAAAAAGCAGCTAAACTTAAAAAAATAGTTAAAGCTGAAAAGAAAAAAATAAAAACTACAAAAAACCCTGTAGCAAAAGCAAAAGCTGAACAAAAAGTAATAGAGGCAGAAGCAGAATTAAGTGCATTGCAAACTTCTGATGTTTCTTTTGAGACTAGAGATGTACTTAACGTAGACTATCAACCTGCAACAGAAGAACAAATATCAGAGTCAGAAGTAGTTATGGGACCTGTGCGAGAAGGGTTTGAAAGAATTCAAATAGGTTATGATGAAGCAAATAGCAAACCTATATTAGAAGATAGAGTAAAAAAAGAAGTAGACCCAGATAGGTTTGAACTAACTTCTCCTCAAGAAACAACTCAAGAAACTGTTGACGTAGAAGAAGAAATAACAACAGACCCACTATCAGAAAATCTTCCAGGTATACCTACTATTCAAGACCAAGAAGCAGAAATTGCACAAGCTGAACGTGATAGACGAGACCTTGAAACAAAAGCAAAACAAGAAGAGTTGGCAAAAAATATAGCTCCAGAACGTGATGTAGCAGAAGCTGACAGAATTGTTAAAACTGTTTTAGATAACAATGGAGTATTTGCAAGAGAAGTTAAATATCAATCAGACGCAGGTCCTGTAAATCCTCAAACAGCTAAAGACAAAGCTTTAAGACAAATTAAAAATTCTCAAATAGAGCAAGGGCTTACCGAGACGCATACTATCAAAGAAGTAAAGGGTAGACCTAGACAGGAAGGAGAAGAACTGGTATCAGATACTGTAGTTTATTACTTAGCTCCGCGTAAATCTGTTGGTACGCTTAGTCCTAATGCCTCTCAAAATGCAAATAAACTTTCTAAATTTCTTATAGATAATCTAGATGTAGAGTCTCAAGATGTAAAACAAGAAGGAGCGCTTGTTCTAGGTAAAACAGCAAATCCTGCTCAAATAAAAAAATGGTTTAAAGATAATGTAACAGCAGCTGAGTTTAATCAAATAGAAAAATCTGCAAAAGGTATATTTGCAAGAATTAATACTATATTTAATCAGCCTTCAACTACTAAACAAGATGAAGCTCAAACTGCAATGGAAGAAGCTTTTAGTGAAACTATAATAGACAAAGTTCAGCAAAAATCTAAAGGCAAACCAGCTAAACCAAAACCTAAAGGAAAAGAAACTATAGGTAGAACTATTAAGAGTAAAGAGTTTTTAGAAGAGTCCGCTGACAAACAAACAGTAGGAGATTTACTTGCAACTTTTAGAAAAAATCTTAGAGCTATAACCAAGGGAGTAGTAGACCCTATGCAAGAAGCATTGCTTACAGCTTTTGAAGATATGCCAGGGATTGCTAATACTAAATTTAAAGTATTAAACTTTATAAAACAAAAAGGTGACCCTACAGGAACTTATAACACTAAATCAGATACTGTGCGTGTCACTAAAGATGCATCGCTAGAAGATGTATTTCACGAAATAACTCACGCAGCTACATCTAACGCAATCCGTAACCAAGTAAAAGATGGTAAGGGTACAACTAGAGCAGGTAAAAGAACGGTTGCTATCTACAAAGCTGCACAGAAAGCAGACAAGAACAACGAGTTTAAAGAAGCTTTATCTAACATTGATGAGTTTATTACTTATGCTTTAACTAACAAAGAGTTTCAAATGTTTCTTGCACAAACTCCTAGTGCAGTAGCTACACCAACTACAGTAACTGAAGGCTCACTATGGTCTAACTTTGTAGGTGCAGTAAAAGATTTATTAGGTTTAGGGGACATATCCAACACATTATTAAATGATGTATTAGCTGTTGCACCTGAGCTTATGAAAGGCCCAAGAGCAAAAGAACAAGCTGCAAGAAAAGATGAAGTATTGTTTAAGAAAAATGATGTAGCAGATTTTGACAAAGAAGCTGCAGCGGCGCAACCTAATAAAACAACTAAAAAACAAAAAGTAGAAGAAGCTAAAAAAGCTTTTGAACCTGGTCGATTTAAACAGATATTAAAAAATCTTCGTAGAAAATTACAAAACTCTCAAGCATACATACAAGCGTGGCAGGATGAATTAAAAAGAGCTGGATTAATAATTGGTGGTTTTCAAGAAGGGTTTAATAATATCTTTGACAAGATTACACTTAACAGAGGTTTAGCTGATATAGCATTTAAACGAGATATTTTACCCAATGTACTAGAGTTTCAAAGAGCGCAAGCTAAGTTTTTAGAATTAGCTAAAAGAGCTGGTATGCAAAACGCTGAAGGTCAGCTTAATTTATTTTTTACTGCTCTTCATGATAGTGAAAGACGAGATATATTGTTTGCATTAGGTGTACCACTAAGCACAGTTAAAAATTTAAAAGTAGGTACAACAAGAAAAAGTGCTCAACAGCTACGAGATGAGTATATGCAACTTATAACTAAACGTAGAGACTTATCTGACGCTCAAATAGCACAAATAAAAAAACAACTTTTTAAACTTACTTCTAATAAAAACAATCAAGATGCGGTAAATGGTCTTGATTACAGAGGTAATCCCATAGCAAAAAGTAAAAATAATAAAACTGCAAAAGACGTATTAAATAAAAATAGTAATAGGTATAACCCCTCTAAATACAACAAAACAACCATGAATAATTATTTAGCTAAATATAATAGCTATAAACAGTCTAATCCAGAACTATATAATGCTATGCAAGCAGTAAGAGATTCTATGACAGAGTTAAATAACGCGGCATTAAAACTTAACCAAGAATCTTTTTATACTCCTATTCAATCTATGAATATTATTAAGCTATATGATTTTAAAAACTATGTTCCTTTAAAAGCTGAATCTAAAACAGCAGCAAAAGAGTTTAATATAGACGCTCCTAGAGTGTCTGGAGATTTAGTAGATGCGGCTTCTCCTATAGGAGGACAAAAAGGTACAGCTTCAAATATTTTTGAACAGGTAGTAGAAGATGCTTTACAATCGGCAGCTAGAACTGGAAGAAGTGGTGTAACACAAGCAGTTAAAAATGCAGTTACTTTTAAATACTTAAGTAAATATACTGGTCAAAAAAAGGCTTCACGTAAAGCTTTACTAGATGGAACAGTACAATCTTTTACCGCTGAAGAAAGATTTAAAAATCCTACTAATTTAGAAAATGCTCTTAGAAATGCAAAAGATAAAATTGTA